TGATCACACCGGTCGTGTTCAGCAGCTGAGGCACGCCGGTCGTGTTGGGCAGGATGTAGTTGTTGGAGGCCTGCAGCAGCAGCACGTTGGACGTCACGTTCACGTTACCCGTGGCCGTGCAGAAGTTCCACATGGCGTTCAGGTTGGCCGTGGCGCTGGCGTTGGGGTTGGTGTAGCACCAGATCAGCTCCTTCACTGGGTGGTTGAAGGACAGACGCACCAGCTGCACGGAGCCCTCAGTGCCGGTGGCAGACAGCTGGTCACCGCCAGTGTGCTGCACCTGCTCGATCAGGTACTCGTGACCCTTCTGGGCGAAGCGGCGGCGCTCCTCAGTGTCCAGGTAGATGTAGTTGGCCCACACCTCGAAGGCGTTGGTCGTGCCGAAGTAGCTGGAGTAGTAGGCCGTCAGGTCGAAGTCCAGGCGTACCTCGTGGTACTGCAGGGCGATCAGGGGCAGGTACAGGCCGGGGTTGCGGTTGAAGAAGAACAGCAGGGGCAGGTACACCTTGGATGGGGACAGAGCACCGCTGACGGTGCCCAGAGAGCCCTGAGCGATGGGGTTGGCCGAGGTGGTCATCTTGCCCCAGGCGTACTTGTCGGACTCGTTCAGGAACACCTCGGCGTACAGGCGCCACCAGGTCTGGTAGTGCTTGTCGATGCGCTGGCCACCGATGGTCAGCTCAACGGCCGCAATGGCGCGCTCGGCGATCCAGTTGGTGTCGAAAGCATTGTTGTTGGACGTCAGCACGTTAGACACTGGCGTCAGGGCGACGTGCATGTTGCCGACCAGGTCGCCGTTGCGGGCGATGGTCACGGACACACGGCCGCTGCTGGATGGCGAGCCGTTGGTCGTCTGCTGGATCAGCTCCATGGCGAAGTTCGTGTGGCGCTTGTACACCGCCTGGAAGAAAGTCACCTTGGGGTTGCCAGTCAGGTAAACATCCTGGGCACCGTAAGCTACGAGCTGCATAAGTCCTCCGGCCATGATCGCTTGGTACTCTTAGCAAAGAAAAAAATTTCGGACACCAGACGGAACCGAGCGCGCCACACAGCCTAAACAAATTACCTACGGTACTATAAATGCCGAACGAAGCAGATGACATCGTACCCGACCTCGTTGACGCCGAGGGCGAGGATGACTTTGAGGAGATGGACATGATGGACCCGATGGAGGCTCTGGCCAACTTCCTGACGACCGACGACGGTGAGACGATCGCCACGTCCCTCGCCAGCCTGAAGGATGCGACCCAGCTCATCGCCAAGCACCTGGAGAAGCAGAACCTCATCCTGGTGAAGCTGCTGTCAGCTGTTTCCAACATCAAGGGGTGTGAATGCAAGGCTACGGCACCCGCCTAAAAAAATATAGCGCTCTTGTACTATGACGGTCCCGGCTGACGTTCACACGCTCGACCGGGACCAACCACCAGAACACGAGCATGAGATTCGCATGGAAGTCATGCGTTCTGAGGTGTCAGGACTCGCCCCAGAACGTCTCGAACATTTTATCGGTCAACTCGAGGAAAAGATGGGTCTCACCTGTAAAGGCGATCGGTTTGCACCGCTCACCAATGGATTTAGACAATTTTTCCGCGACGACGAGCTGGACCCGAACGGAATGCCCCAGAATGTCGATCTGGAGCGGATTCAGGAACAGAAGCGTCGTCTGGTAAACCTCTTCTCCGAGCTGTATCATCGTTCGAGCGAACTGGGAATCAAGGATAAATCTTCGGAGGATGTCAACGGCGACGAGTTTCGCATCGCGCACCGCCTGATGCGTCTCATCGAGACGGCCGACGACGCTTACGAAATCATATTCCGGTACGTCCGGTCATTTGAAAGAATCAACAGCCCGACAGTCGCCCCCATGGCTGGTGATCTCGATTCGTCCCTTTTTCGGTGCAAGACGTTGGATTCTCCAAACGAGGAGGATGACGCCAGTCCGTATCAGCGGTTGCTCCTCTACCTGCTGAACAAGACGTACACACAAAAGATGAAGCGGTACAAGGGTCAGTGCTGCAAACAGATTGAAACGTCAGACGGTCACCTGACACGTGCGTGGAAGCCGATCATGGAAATCAAAGAGTTTGTGTATTTCTACACGCAAAAGGAGGACAAGTACGACATGTGGCGTAATCTGACGAGCAAGGGTGGTATCGTTCGAGACACGGTGACACACTTGTCGATGTGTCGCGACATTCAGTTTCCCGAGATTCAAAAGAATCGATCCGTGTGGTCGTTTTCGAACGGCATCTTTGCGGGACGCGATTGGTCTCCGGACGGCCAAACGTCGCGGTTTTACCCATATGGTTCGCCCGAGATTGCGAATCTGGATCCGACGGTCGTAAGCTGTAAGTTTTTCGACCAGGAGTTTCCACAGCAGAACATGAGCATCGAACGTTGGCAGGACATTCCGACGCCTGTGATTCAGTCGATTATGGACTACCAGCGTTTTCCAAAGGATGTGATGGAGTGGCTGTACGTCTTCATCGGTCGTCTGTGTTTCGACGTGAACGATCAGGATGCTTGGCAGGTGATTCCCTTTCTCAAGGGTATCGCCGGATCCGGCAAGTCGACGATCATCACCAAGGTGTGCAAGCGGTTTTACGACCCGGAGGATGTTCGGACGCTCTCAAACAACATCGAGAAGAAGTTTGGTCTCTGGTCGATCCACGACGGGTTCATGTTCATCAGTCCCGAGGTCAAGGGCGACTTGGCGCTTGAGCAGGCTGAGTTTCAGTCGATGGTTTCCGGTGAGGATGTGTCCATCGCACGCAAGAATGAAAAGGCGTTGAGCATGACGTGGAACGTGCCTGGTATCCTCGGTGGTAACGAGGTGCCGAGCTACCGCGACAACTCGGGGTCCGTACTTCGTCGTCTCGTGACGTGGAATTTCGCGCGCCAGGTTTCCGAGCCGGATCCACAGCTTGATGGAAAGCTCGAGGCTGAGATTCCGTCGATCCTGTGTAAGTGCGTGCGGGCCTACCTGGATTACGCTGGAAAGTACGCCAAGAAGGACATTTGGAGCGTTTTGCCGCCGTACTTCAAGAACGTCCAGGCTCAGGTGGCGACAGTGACGAATCCTCTGCAGCACTTCCTGGCGAGCGACAAGGTGGTGTACGGACCGGACAAGTGTATTCCACAGAAGTTGTTCGTCCAGATTTTCAACCAGCACTGCCAAGAGAATGTGCTCGGGCGGTGCAAGTTCAACGAAGACATTTACGCGGGTCCGTTTTCGTCACGGGAACTGGAAGTGCGAATGGATTCGTTGACGTACCGAAACAAGGCGTATGCAAACCAGCGTTTCATCTTCGGTGTCGACACGATCGAAGAAAACTACGCGGGTGCTGATTTGGACGTCTAGGACTTTTCCCGTCGCAGACGGGAAAACGCTTAAAAAGCACGCAACACTGCTTGGTAATGGAAACCATGACGGCGCTGTTCAGTGCCTGGGAGAATACGATTGACGAGTACCGTGACCAGCCGAATGTCGAGATTGAGATTCGGCTGGGCAAAGTGAATCGTGGACGTTTCGACACGAACGTCGGACCGGCTGTTTTTGAGCGCGTCCTTCGTCGTCTTCGCAAGTACAAGGGATGGGAAAGCGTCAAGGAGTCTCAGTCGACCGTGTACATTGACACGGAGGCGGGGAAGCGTGTCGTCATGAACGACTTGACGGACGAGATGGAGTCGTGTGTCATCAAGCAGCGTCTGCACGTCAACGACCAGGTGCTCGAGGGATTCCCAGTCGATGCTCGACTCGGCATTTCGTCCGAGGTACCTTACGATCGTGATGCTGACGTTGACGAAAACTTTACGCGCGTCAAGAAGCGTAAGCGGTATTCGTTCGTACGTAAGGGTCTTTCGATCGACCTGTCAGAGGTGAGCGGTGAGGCGGAGGACAAGGACAGCGAAGATACGACCGAGTATCAGATTGAGCTCGAGATTCTGGACCCTCCGACGAATGCCGCGGAGCGACACCAGGTGTTTAACATCCTGTACAAGATTTCGGACGTGTGTAAGATTATGGTCTAATCGACCAAAAGAACACGTAACTCGGTGTAAAACGTCGCGTCTGACGTCGTGACGTGTATTCCGTTGGGTGTGATCGTCTCTAAAGTATGTGGAGTGCCATTCTCGTTAAAGACTGAAAACCATTCGTCGTTGGCGTCCAAATTAATGGGTCGATGGATGACGTGACATCCAGGCATGCGCAAAATATGCAACGATTTCGAATCCTGATTATAAAAAATTCCGTCGTGCGTCGCAAGTAACCACCCTATGTGACGGACGAGATATTCATTCAACTTTTTGGGGGGAATTCCGAAATAAAGGCGGACGTCTATGCTCGGGTCGGACATGAGAATAATTTTGCGTATCAATTCACACGGAAGGTTTTTCCATATCATCGTACGTTACTCTTCTTGAATCGCCTGGCTTTATGTACGACACGTCCTCGATGCGGCACCTTTTCACGAACGGGGTCCGAGTGGTACTCCTTCTCTGGCTTGGAATAGTACAAGTCGGTCTCGTTCATCACATAGTCGATATCTTCGGCATCGAATCCACACGCCTTGAGACACGCAAACATACGTTCGTCCATGAGCAAGTGTCGCATCGCCTGTCTTCTGAAAAACGGATGGAACTCCTCGGGCCAAATCTTGAGCATGTTTTCGTAGTTTTGCATCGAATTTTCCACGGCATTTTCAAAGGCTTCGGAACACTTCGTCTCCCATGCATCTTCGCTCCATTTCTCTTGAACTCGTCGGAATCCCCGGAAGTAGATTGGTCGACGACACATCGGACACCCCGTTCCAGTGCCTTTCAGGTACCAGCTCTTTATGCATCCCGAACAAAACTCGTGTCCACAGCACAGTTTGCGACACGGTCCGGTTTCGTAGCATACGGAGCATTCCATTGTTGGTTACTTTGTCGAGGTTCATGAACTTTAGGCGAATACGTGACACGAATTCTTCGCTTAAACAATTTGATAGCCTTGTAATTATGTCGGACCCCTTCGTGTTCCAACCCATGTACACTTACCTGGGAAATAAACGCAAGTTGATCGACGGCATCGAGCGGGTCGTCGTCGACGTCAAACAGCGTCTCGGCAAGGACAAGCTGTGTATGATGGACGGGTTCACTGGATCGACGGTCGTCGCGCGCATGTTTGCAAAGCACGCCCATGAGCTCCACACGAACGACACCGAGCTTTATTCGTACATTGCCGCCAATTGTTTTTTGCGCAAGCCGACACCTGAACAGCAGGAACGCATCGAAGGTCACTTGAAACGTATGAACGAACTCGAGCCGACCGTCGAAGGCGTCATCGCATCAGCTTATTCGCCGAAAGAAACGTCAAACATTCAACCGACAGATCGGTGTTTTTTCACGCACGAAAACGGAATGCGCCTGGATACATGGCGCCGATACATCGAGGACCACGTCGAAGAGGACATTCGTCACTGGTGTTTGTGCCCCGTGCTCGTCGAAATGTCGACGCACGCCAATACGCTCGGTCACTTCAAAGCGTTCATGCCTGATTTCGAAGCGTGTGGCAAGCGCGTCCAGGATCCGTTTCCTATTCGAACACCGGTATGGTGTCCGTATGATTGTACCGTCGTGACGCACAACGAATCGACCAACACGCTCGTCGAAAAGTTTGCCGAGAATACGTTCGATCTTGTATATTTTGACCCACCGTACAACGAGCATGAATACACGGCGTTTTACTTTTTACTGAACGTCCTAGTGGAAAACAAGGCGCCTGAGAATGTAAATGCACGCACCGGCCTTCCGAAGATTCGATTCAAGTCGGCGTACAACAAACTCGCGACGGCTGTTGAGGCGATGACGCAGCTCGTCCATGACACGATGAAAATCACAGAGTACATGCTCGTGTCATACAACGATGAAGGCATCATTCCGATTGACACTTGGCTCAGTATTCTCGAGCCGTACGACGTTGAGCGTATCGATACAGAGTATCAGAGGTACGCGGCGAACGGATCGAAAACAGGAAAAAAGGAGGTGGTGGAGATTTTGTGGCTTGTCAAACGGCGTCAGACTTCAGCTTCCAGCTGAAGGCGTCAAAATTTTCTTGTACCACGCCATGGAACACATCACACGTCCATCGGGTTCGTCGACCGGTGTTGACGTGTCGTCGTCGGCGAGACGCCATTTTCCTTTATGTTTCACGTAGACGGCGTAGTGACCGCCGTGAAACATACCCCAATGAGCGACGAGCACAAAGAGTTTCATTCCGTGGTACGTGTCTGGGATGAGCTCTATGGGGCATTTTTGAGTAAAGATGACGGACATGCACGCCCCCGTGTCTTTGATGACTGTTTGCATCGCCGCTGCGTTGTATTTTTTGCCGGCGTCATCGACATAGTCATCAAGGATGTGATACTTGTCGTATTGTTTCAGATGGTTTGGTGAATCGACAAAGAGCGAACAAAAATCATTCGACCTCGACGATTTTCCACCAGGATAGACAACCACCTGTTCCTCTGTGCCGTAAAAGATCGGTTTCATGTATTCGAGTCCAAGCGACTTTTCGAGTGCGTCGATCAAAGCCAGAACCGCCTCGTGGGCGTCATGTTGCTGAAGCGGTGTAAAGTCGGGAAACTTGGATCGAAACGCCTTGAGCAAATCGCGGGGTTCGAGAGCTTCCGTCTCTTTACGATTCCAGAGTTGTCGAACCAGAGTTGAATATGCACGGGTCACTTCGCAAGGTCCTTCGTATGGACCTTCGCGGAGAAACCGATTCGTGAGTGCTGGAACGTGTGCCAGACACTGGACTGCCGAGTTGAAATAGCACGTGTTTCCCACGTTGTGCAATCCTCTTGACATTCTCTACTAAAGTTTCCAGACTTTTATCTACTAAAATGAACTGCATCGCACTCTCAAAGCCTTTGGTGATTCTCTGCACGGCTCAGCCTCCTCGTAAAAAGGGCCAGATTCGGTACAAGCTGAAGAAGGCGATCGAGCATGCACAGAATCTGTGTTTTAATTTTGAGGATACGAAGGAATGTCGCGTCGCATGGGACGAGGTGAATGATTTGACTCGCGCGCTTCATAACGAAAAGCCAGTCGTCAAAGAGCCGGAGCGTTCAGAGTTATCGAAGCGTGAGTATGATGTCTAAGCCTCGTAAGGTGCCGCGTCAATCTTCAGGTGAGACTCGACGATTTTTGTGTTCATGCCCTCCTGCTGGTTGATACCACCGACGTGCGCGAAAGTAGAACGCTTTCCTGGGAAGTAGCGCATAGCGAGCGTCGCAAGAAGGATAAAGACGATAGCGTGCAGAATCAGACCACCGATACGGGCAGTACCCTCACCAGACGCGACCCATGGACCGAAGACACCACGGGTCGCCTGGTACATGCCCGGGCTGGCGACCAGGGCATAAAGGACGGCTGGGATGATGTAAAACTGGATAGCGTCAGACATGTTTACTAGAGACGGAGAAATTCTTCAAGCTTGATATCCTCCCTGAGGTTTACAATCGTTCTATCATACGTCCGACGATTGTTCGGGTGCGTCTTATCTGGACGTTCCTTGACCGGCATCCATCCGAGGTCCTGGTAGTCACATTCGAGTATCGTACCTGGAGCATACGGGCGCGATCTCATGTTCAACTCCGCTTCTTTACGCAACTCTCCTCGATCTTGAATACAGAGATCCTTCCCGTTCATGACCAAAAAATCAATCGTAATCAAGTGCCGAGGCTTCCATTTGAAAAGAGTCTCGTGTGTTCCGATACGTACAGGCTCCTCAACCGGTGTAAAAATGAGACCATCCGTCTTTTCACCGAGTTGAATCCGACCCACGTCATTCAACGGTAACATCTCCTTCACTTTGACTTGTAACTTGGGCTGCTTCAGAATAGACTTGACAACCGCCTTGGCCCCGGCTAACCGTTCCATCAACGTCTTTTTACGAACGTCCTCACCCTTGATACGTACAGCGTCATACACGTAAAAAACACCATCCATGAGTTCACCATCGAGCACGGTATCACGGGGTACAGTCAGAGTCGTGTACGTCACATGGAACGCTCGATCGACGAGGGCACAAATCTTCTTCTTGTCCGACGCCTCGAAACACACGAGCATGTGACGCACGCCATCCGTCTTTTCACATACGACATACGGTTGAGACTTGAGAACCCTGAAATGCTTACGCTCTATGGAAATGGGTTGAGGTCCGGGAAACCACGTCGGATCCGTGGATTCCCACACCCGATGAATGTACTGACGTACTTCATCTTCATACATGGTTACTATTTGCGGCTGGTCTTTAAGGACTTCCGCCGTAGGCGGAAAGTTCGCCGGGTGTGCAACGGACAAGTCGCTCCGCGACTTGGACTCAGGGATTCATCATGACACCGGGCATCTCTAGAATGTTTCCTAGGCACTTGTGTGTAAAGTGTCGAATGACAAGAGCAGACGGTAATGCGACGACTCGCAGGTTGTTTGCTTTCAACTGTGCAAAGAGACTCTCATAGGAGTCACACGACAGGTTTTTCTGAACGCTCTTGAGTTTTTTGTCTATGGGCTTCGAGTCCATGACCCAGACACGCGCTGACGTTTTGTCGACGTCGTACAAATCTGTGCCCACCACTTTTTTTGTCACTTCGGTGTCGAATGTGAGTGCCCGTTGATGGATCGGCTCTGTCGAACCCGCGAGCGTCTTTTTCTTGAACATGTCCCAGTCGACACCCTCGACGACGGATGGGAACACAACGACCCGAATATCCTTCTCCATCGTGTTAAACACGCGCGGAATGGTGTCTGCATCCAGATTCGTCCCGTAGTCAAACCAGACGATGCGCTCACCAGTCTTGACGAGTTTAGGGAGCGCGTCGAGTCCCTCGACAAAAACGTACTCGACATGAACTTGTTTCTGAGCTCCGTACATGCCGATCGTCATGAGCGAATGAAGCGTCGTCACGGCGATCGATTTGTTTCGCGTGACACACACGACATACATGTTCACGATTCGGTTTGCGTCTTTAGGCGATCCTCGAGTTTACCATAGAATCGTAAATTACCGACGTGTCCGAGCGTCGTCGTGACGTCGGCGAAAATCTTCCCACCCATCAACTGCCAACGTCGACAAAAGGCGTAGTCCTCTGACAGGTACCTGCGATTGACGGGGTCGATCATACAATCGAAGACGGCACAATAATCCTCGAAATCGCGATTCTGATGGTCATTTTTACAGTTCAACTCGGGGTAATGAGCGTACATGCGTTCGATGACGTCACGCTTAATCATGAGGAAGCCTGTCGGACCATCGAGCACCTCGACGAATCCGTTTGTAATTTGGGAATTCTGGTATTTGAAATTCATGACGAGCGCTGCAGACGCCTTGGCAAGGTCTTTTCCTGCTGAAATAGCCTGAGCCGCTTGGTCCCACATAATCACCTTCTTCGGATACACGGCGCATGAGACATCGTGGCCAGATGCCAGAAGACGCAGAACGGATTCAGCCTCGAATTGAACGTCGGCGTCGATAAACAGAAAATGCGTCGCGTTCGACTTTTGCATGAAACGCGCCACTGAAATGTTCCGGGCACGGTGGACCAGAGATTCATTCTCGGTCGTGTCGAGCATCAGCTGAACGCCATAGCGGGCGCACAGCTGTTGAAGCTTCAGGATGGATTCGGCGTACGCTTGGAGACACAGACCGCCGTAACATGGCGTCGACAGAAAAATACACGGCGCTGACATAACAAACAGGCGATCCTTTTTTTTATGTACAGTACAATTAATGACGAAACGTAGAACCCAGTATATGACTCAAGCAGCACGACCGATATACTCGGAGAATGGCCAATTTTACTACACACGCAACAACGGTGCAACATGGCGTCGACTTGCCAACACCGCCGAAGTTTTTACGTGGGCATGGGAACCAAACGTCCCGGGGAATTACAACAATGTCAATTTGTTCAGTGAGGGTACTGTCGCAAACCTCAAAAGAAATTACAACTGGGCTGCACGTACTATCCAGAAAGCCGTAAGGAATCGCCGTACACGCAGGGCTGCAACGACGATCCAGAGACGCGTACGAGGCGTGCAACTGCGTGCTCGAGCCGGATGGAACAACCCTTATACACCAGTCGGGTACCTTGCAATGATGAAACGTCTGATGCGACTGCAAAAAGAAATATCAGCTCACGGTAGATGATTTTTTATGTACAGTACAATCAATGACGAAGCGTAGAACCCAGTATTACACTGCATGGGATCTCCCGATATATTCGGAGAATGGTGAATTTTATTACACACAAAACAACGGTGCGACGTGGCGACAACTTCAGAATATGTCCCATTATTATTCAGTATTAGGGAGATATAACGATCCAACCGCCAGCTTGAAATGGAAGGGGTATATAAGAAATCTCAAACGAAACTACAATCGGGCCGCGCGTACAATCCAGAGAGTCGTACGGAAACGTCGCAAGGCTGCGACGACGATCCAGAGGCGCGTCCGAGGCGTGCAGCTGCGTGCCCGTGCCGGATGGAACAATCCGTTCACACCAGTTGGGTACCTCGCGATGATGAAGCGTCTGATGCGGATGCAAAAAGAAATGTCAGCTCACAATAGATGACAGACGTGATCCTTCCAGCAGGGACCCGTCTCTACAAAGGGTTTGGAAATCGAACCACGGGGTGTCGCTCGCTCCTCAAGCACACAAGCACATTTTTCGTGACACAAAGCGTTCAGCTGGCGCGTTCGTATTCAAACACGAAAACGGCATGTCCGTTCGTGGCGAAACGGTCGCTCCGTCTGTTTTTGCTGAACCACCCGAACGTCAAACGCGTGTTTCCGAAACTGTCTCGGAACACGATCCTCGGTCTCAAGTTTGTGCTCGGCACAAACGTCACGCGAGGTCAGCAGGCGAAAGTCTACAGCCGAATCACACAGAGTTTTCCGCCACGTCGATACCTCGTCAGACCGCGAAATCGAGGTGAACGCCTTTCGATAACCGATATGAACCGCGACGTGTTTGAACGTTTCAGCAACGATTTCCTCATTAAAAACGGGTACGACGGGTTCTACGCACCGCCCAAACGAACAGGTTTCCATGGCGGTGTGTTTCCTGCCGAAATCATGTTGTGTGACGCCAGTCGGACGCTCGTCCGACCGGGTATCGAACGCGCACCGGTTCTTTCCCGTGTCTCGGTCGTTCGCGAACTTCCCCAACTGTTCATCAAGTACTGTCGCCGGAATCGCACCCTGCTTCGTGTGTACCGTAATTTGTTCGTTCCAGAACTCGGTGGTGGTATGGGCGTCAAGTTGTACCTCGAGGCACGAGGTAAACCCGCACCCAAAAAGGTGACGGACACGCGCGACTTTGACTTTACGTTTGCCGTACCGAAACGTCTGGGTCAGCGTGAGGCGAGACGTCGTGCTCTCATCATGAAGACGATCATGTACAGACACGTCGCTGGGTTCGTCGCGTGGCTCAACAGAACGTACACACGAACGAACGCGAGACTCATCGTCACCGAATTCGTCCCGGACATTAAGGTTTTGCCGGCGACGGGCAAGACTGTGTACCACGTGTCCCAATTCCGAATCCAATTCCCAGCTGGTCAGCCGATGGATTTTGTCGACGCGACGCTCGCCTACGTCCCTGGATCCAGTCGCGACGATCTTCACCCCGTGTATTCACGTATGTATGGTTTGCCGATCGAGCGACTCAAGAAATTGTACGATTCAGTGGCGGCTGTTTTGGCCGGTTCATTTTTGTACCCTGGTATCAAGCCCCGAAATCCAATTTACGGGAAGAATCCAGAAAAGGGTCAAAAGAATGTGTCCCGCCTCGGAGCGCTTCAGAACCTCGCCCCCAAAAATGTCAAGCTCGTTCGAAATCTGATACGCCGTATCAAAAAACGTGACGTGAGCGGCGCAAAACGCAACGCTGCAATGCTAATTAAAAATATCAAGAGACGCTAGAGTATGAACAATCGTCCGTGTCTTCGGACACAGATCGTCCTCCGGCGTGTGAGTCGGCACCCGATCGTCCAAAAGACGATTCGGACCGGAAACAGAATTCAGAAACATGTGGTACGGAGTGCAACTCTCAGTCTCGTACCAGATGCCGTGAATGACATTGCCTTTCATCACGCACAGTTGAACATCAACGAGATTGTCCATGTCTTTCAGGACACCGTGGCCATTTCGACGATGAATATGGTGATTGCGACGATGCTCGTCCTGTCGAAACTCGGTTGAAATTTTATTCTGCCACAATACTAATGAGTGCCAACTGTGCTGACCGTGAGGTGTACACGGTTCGGGTCGATTCGTTTGGTGTCGCCACACCGTATTCGACATTTACAACGTATTTACCTGTACCACTTCGTAACGTCGTCAAGGCGGAGTTGCTCATGGCGAGCATTCACCAGCAGTTCAGTAACGCCATTTGTCACGTGTATGTCGAAGAACTCGTTTCGAATTTCATGACTCGTGCCGGGCCAGCATATACGACAGCACTTGGTCCGTCGAGTTCAAATGTGGGTGTTGCGACGCAGATTCTAAATAAGGGTCTCATAGAGCGTGCATTTGCGACACTACCAACGTCCAACGTGACATCAGCGGGTTCCGACTATCGCGTCGTATGGACGGCCGGGAATGATTTCCCCACCGATGTTGAATACATTAATCCGATTCGTCAACTCAAGACCCTCACGTTTACATTTTTTGATGGCGTGACTGGTGTACCTCAGACTATGGACCAAATGAGTTTCTTCATTTTCCGCTTCGAATGCGCGAAAGACAATGTTTGTCTGTACTAATAAAGAAAATGCGCGTTGACACACCAGTATGGAAGTCGTCCGCCTACAGCCCACAGCCATCCTGCCCTCACGCGGTTCAGCCGATGCAGCCGGGTTCGACCTCTACAGTGTTGACCACTACGTTGTTTTCCCTGGTCAGCGAGTTGTTGTTTCCACGGGAATTGGACTTCAGAAGCTCCCAAGCGGAACCTATGGTCGCATTGCACCTCGCTCTGGATTGGCCGTGAAGCACGGTCTGGATACTCTGGCGGGTGTCGTCGACCCAGATTACCGTGGCGAGATTAAGGTGGTTCTCCTGAACACCGACATGCGTAACCCGTTTGTGATCAAGCCTGGGTACCGTATCGCCCAGCTGATCCTGGAGAACTACCACGTCGCGGATGTCGTCGAGGTGGCTGAGCCCGTCGTCGACACGGAGCGTGGTGAGGGGGGTTTCGGATCGACGGGATATAAAGTTACTGGAGTCTAAATAAATATGCAGTCTTGGCTTTTCATCGGACCGACCCTGCTCGCAGGCATCGGTCAGGTGACTCGTCAGTATTCTGACCTGATAAAGAGTCTCGGTCACGAAGCGGTCTACGTTCCGTTTGGTGACCCGGTTCCAAAGAAAAGGTTTGACGTGGGTTTTGCGTTCGTGTTGCCCATCGAACAACACGTAAACATCGTCGACCAGATGCTAGCTCCGTGCAAGCGAAAAATGTACATGACGATTTGCGAGACCGAAACGGTTCACCCCGTATATGAATTACTGGTTCAAAGGTACCATACGCTCTGGACGCCGAGCAAATTTTGTCTCGACGTCTTCTCACGCCAATTTCCAAGCGGCGACTGGCGTCTTTTGCCTCTCTGGACACCGACACCACCGCGGGCCCTTACAGAGGCGACGATGTACACGTTTTACACAATCGGTAACATGATCGATCCGCGCAAGAATATCAAAATGCTCATCGAGGCGTTCGTGCGTCTCCAACTTCCCGGATCACGTCTTTTGCTCAAGGCGACGTGTAAAGAGCCCGTAAAATGGAAATTTCCAAACGTCGTCGTGGTCAATGGACTCTTGAGCGACGAGGAGCTCGAGAAGCAGATTCACAGACAGGGACACTGTTACGTCAACTGTTCGCATTCCGAGGGGGTTGGAATGGGAGCGGTCGAGGCAGCCCTAAGAGGTAAGCCAGTCATCATCACCGATTTTGGTGGCTTGAAAGAGTACGTCCCGGACACGCCATTCGTGGTCAAATGTACGCGGGCGGCGATCGAGCAAGACGACTTTTTATTCCAGCGCGGCATGGTGTGGGGTCAGCCGTCGCTCGAGGATCTCATGTCGCATATGCGCACGTGTTACGAGGGACGAATTTCGGAATGGGACCACCCAGGGACGAGAAAACTCATTTCGTCAGTGTCTGAGGAATTAATGACCCCATAGTGTGATTCCCGTACTCCTTTTCGTACTTCATCAGAATGGTGTAATTTTCACGAGCTCCGGGGGAGTACTGAGCATCCTGCATCGTGTTTGAAATGACTGACGAAAGCGTCATGTCCTTGTTTCGTGAGTAGCCGTTGTTACGGAGAGCCTGAATGAGTTCGTCCATTACTCAGTCTGGTGATGGACGGCTTTAGGTTTCATGAAATCATCCTTCATGAGCTCGCCATGTTCCACATGAGAGTCCTCGCCACCGTAGTGGATCATGTAATATGACGCGGCATACATGACAATCGCAAGCAGTACAGCGTTGAATCCGAGGAACGCCTGCTGAGCCTTGAGGAAAGAGACGAAATCATCAAACGCCTTGAATCCCGTGGGGGTGCTGAAGAGACGAGGAAGGGCGAAGATCAAAGCGAGATTGATTACAAGGGCAACAAGTATGGGTTTGAGTTCCACCTCAGCCATCTCTATACCATAGAGCTATGTTTTTTACAGAAGCACCCGCCAGCCATCGCCTTGAAATTGCACTGCCGTCCCTCCAGAGTCCGTGCTGAACACGTCGGCCCCGCCGCCGTCTTGGTCCCCACCGCCTTCTTCTTGACCCCTGCTGCAGCCACCGGAACCACCGCCGAGGTCGGAGGTGTATAGTCTGGGAGGAAGATCGTCCGACTCCGAGCCGCCTTGAGGTCGAGGGTGTGCTGGCGGAAGCGGAGAGCGGAAGCCTCAAACTTGTTCATTGTTGGTTACGTATATCGAGTGTTCTGAGTTCCAGACGGTCTCATGACAGAAATTTTCGCGACTTGGAAAAATTCCTGTCATGAGCGCGGCACGAAAGTTAAAAGGGTGTTTAGATTAACAACCATGGCGGAACTTCTCCAAGATATCATTAACCTGGTGCTCCGGATCGATCAGGCGAATCTGTACATTCCACCCGGAGTTGCGACGATACTGAGAAATCACGGCTTCGTTCCTCATCGTTCGTATACGCGTCCGCCTCGGCCGCCCCGCCCGCCTCCGCCCGTCCGACTTCCGTGCCCTGCAATGACTCGAGCTGGAACGCCGTGTAAAAACAAATGTGCCCCGGGATGTGCGACGTGTGGGAT